TATCTGAACTTGAGTAAGTTGCATCAACTTGACCATCTGCTGCGATAGTAAAGTTTGCAGAAAAGGCACCAGTAGATGAGTTTTTAGTTCCATTAATGAAACCATTTTCTGATCTGACTGGACCTGAAAAAGTAGTATTAGCCATAATATTTCTCCTTGTTAAATGATATAGTCTTAAGGCCGTCTGCTGGGGCAGTCTATATCAAAATTTAGTTATTCCCAGTGTTTCTATTATACATAAAAAAAGGGCGGCCATAAAGACCGCCCTTTTCAATCTATTAACTAAGATTAACTAGTTGGTAAGTTTCCGTTACCAAAGATTGCTCTTGGGTCTGAGAAACCGAAAGAGTATCTTTCTCTAGCTTTAAATCTTACGTTACCTGTATCGAAGTCACCTTCCATAGCAGTTTTGATTGGACTTCTAACGAAATGTTTAAGACCGTTAGGTGCATCAGTTAGAAGGAAGAATGAATCAGTATCTGTTAAGAAGTGATTTACTCTGTATCCTTCTGGAACCATGCTCATAGATCTTAAAGCATTGATATCGTTATCCGCAGTTCCTGATCTTAGAGGAGATTTCATAATTCTCTCTGCAGTAAATTGTAATTCTTTTGGAATTATCATTTTTCTGCCAGAAAGAGCTATTTTTAAACCTCTTTCATCAACGAAACCTGCGATGTCAATCAATGATTGCTCTAAAGATGTTTCGTTTAAGTCAGCAGCAGTTGCTAATACGTTTGAGAACGTACCGCCAGTTGCTAATGGGTGATTGTTCGCAATTAATGGAACACCATCTCCACCAGTTACCGCTGTAAACTGTGCTTTGTTTAACACAGCAGCTGCTTTAACTTGTTTAGTGTGTGACATAGATCTTGCTAAAGCTTTTGTATATCTTGCAGCAAGTCTGTCATACAGGTTATCTTCGATCGCTTCTTCAGTAATTGAGAAAGCTAATGCGATAGTCTCGTGAGAGTATCTAGCAGTGAAAGTTTCATTTGCTTGATCAAACACAACTCCCGCACCTTCTTGTTTTACTGGAGCCGCAGCGAAACCTGCTAACATCACTTCTTCTTCGAATGCTCGATCAGAAGTTTCAGTTGCAAATATTTCTGCATGCTCGTTTTCGTAACGATCGTATTCCAGGCCAAATAGTGCATTTAAACCTGGCTCTAGTTCTTTAACTAGTTGTGATCTACTTATAGCCATAATTTTATTCTCCTATTATATGCCTGTACCGCTTCTAAAGAAGTGGTTGTTGATTCTAACAAGTATGTTCGCATTAGACGAACCAGTATCAGAATTATCTGGGTCCTGAGAAATATCAATCGCTTGTACAACGAATGTAGAGTCAGTTCCAGTTGAAGCTTTGTTAAGCTGCACTTCTGAAATACCTGTTATTGTGTTACCGGTTGCATCAGTTACTGAATAGTTAGTAAACAGATCTGATCTTGCAAAAGTATTATTCACGTCCATTAAGAACACTGCGTCTGGATCGTCAACAACAAATGCAGTAATGTCACTTGCGTTCACTGAACCAGGGTAGTAGTTAGAATAAGTCGGCTTTTGCGTAGTAGGATCTGTATAAAAACATCCATTGAACACTCCGATTACAGCGGCACTAGTTCCTGCAACGTGTCTGCTGATGTCTCCATCAGCTTCTGGTACAACTAAGTCACCTTGATAAATAGCAACAGAGTTGTTTGCAGAGATAGTGTATCTGTTCTGAGCGCCAACTAATGGTGTACCGTCTAGTTTTCTGTATGGTCTTAGACCAAACTTTTCACTTACGTTTGCCATAGTGTTTTTTACTCCTTGTTTTTATTTAGTTTAAAGCCGCCTTAGTTGGTAGGTAGTGTTAAAAAATTAACGCTTACGTCCACCACCAAAGGTCACTCTGGATTGTCTATCAATATTGATAGGCATTCCTGGGTGCTGTTCCTTCATTAAATCATTGTCTACAGCGTTGATTTGATCTTGAGTAATGCTTGAAAAATACTCATTACGCTGTTCAATAATTTCTGTTGGTATCCTTGCCAGCACAAGGCCTCCAATCCCGATACATCCCTGATATGTTCCTTTAGCTATGACAGGATATTTCATTGCATCGATATCTGAATATTCATCAGCTCGTACAAATTCATAACCCTCTCTTAATTTCTTAGATACATTTCCCGTATCCTCGAAACCAGCTACTTCGGTTCTGATCCATCTATGAACAAAACCATCTGGTGCAGGGGGAGCATCCAAACTGGATGGTAAAGTCCAACTTTTTTTTCTAGTAGTCGTCTCTCTAGAATTGGACTGGCGTGAAGACTTATCTATTTTTTCCATTATCTTTCCTCCTTCACGAATTTAGCGTATTCCTCTAGTGGCACCCCTAATTTTTTAGCAATAGCTACCTGTGATTTGGTGAGTTTCACAGATCTGCGTCCAGCTTGCTTCCTAGATACACCTGCAACATTTTGGACGGGTTTTCTGTTGCCAGTTTCTGAAGATTGCTCTTCAGATGTATCTGTAGCATTGGTAAACTTATGAGGAAAATATTCCTGCATACGTTTATCAATTTCATTATAGTATTCATCACTCTCCGCATCAATACCTTGACTTATAAGCTCATCATGTAAGCCCATTGCTGCAGATGTCATGACCCTATCAGTGCCGAACCAGTCATTTTTCTTAGCCCAAGACTGTGCTTTTTGACTAATTTGAACTGGTTGCTCTTGAGTCGGAGCCTGCGCTGTACCCTCGTGTGTAGGTGCAGTTTCAGCTTCCTTTTTCCTTTTCTCCTTTTCGGATAAAGAAATTCTTACCTTTTCTTTTTCAACAGCTAATCTTGTTAAATGATCATTAGCTTCCATCACCTGGTCGCTATCTTGATTATCAAGTGCTTCTTTTAACTGTCTTTTGATCTTGTCTCTTTCGGCATCAATTCTAGCATCGTATTGTTTTAAATACTCTTCATCGCTAGTTTCATACTTTTGAGAAACATCGGTGTATTTTTTCTGTAAACCTTTTGCATACTCTAAAGCTGCTTTTTCTCTTCTTTCAGCTTCTCTGTATTTAAAAGTTAATTCCTTAATTCTTTTCTGAGCATTATCAGAAACTTTATTAAGATCTGCTTTAGGTTCTTCTTTTTCTTCTTCAGTTGCCTGTTGTTGAATGGCATCTGGTGTATCTTTTGTTTCTGCTTTCTCTTTTTTGAAAGTAGAAAGATCTGTGTAACCTAAGTCCACATCTTCTTTTTTTATTTCTGAAGCGTGCTTTTCACTTTCAGTATTTTCTAAATTGATGTTTGTTTCTTGTGCATCATCTGTATCAAGTTCAACATCGTTATTGGTTGCTGTAGCTTGTTCTACCATTTTTCCTCCTAGTAATTGTGAATGATATTTTCTGGATCACTGACCGTGCCGATAATCTCATCATCGTTTAAAATACGAACTTCTCCAAGTTCAGTTTTGAATCTTGAACCTGCATATCGTCCAAAGATCACCCAGTCGCCTTCTTTACACCAAGCGCCATCTGGAAATTTACTTTCATCTTTGTAACAAAGCGGTCCGCATTTAATGACAAGAGCACATACCGTTGCAAGTGCAACTCTCTCTTGTGATTCGTCTGACATATAAATTCCACCTTTTGTTTTTTTAGGTGGTATGTATGGACGTACTAAAATTCTCCATCCTGTCGGATCTGGAATTTTATCTAACATTTTTGAAATGTCTTTAGGGTCGGTAGGAATGTCTGCTTCTTGATTTTTAAGCTTTGTCGCTATCGCTGACCCATCCGGTTTTACCAAGGTCGTCATCTTCTATATCCTCTTTTTTCAGCAGGTATTGAATCACCTGAAGCAGTTCTTCTAATGAACTGAGTTGGCCTCTAGAATATTGAAGTTTCTCTACAGTGTCAACACTGTGTACGATGTGGTTCTTCTTAGCCTCAATGAGTTTTTTGATTTCTTTTCTAATTTCGTTAACGGTGGTTACGTCTAGCATATAGTTTTTTCCAACATAAGTTGGATAGTTTAGTAGCAAATTTATCTAATAATTTCCACAATTTTCTCATAACCAATTAATAACAGCCCTGATGGATAATGCAAGGTACATGAGCTCCATGAGGGTTCTTGCGATATCCCCGTCTTTGTAGCCAATGTAAACCCATAAGGAACAACCTACCAGGGACAACGACCAACCGATCCACTGAGTTGCAGGATTTGCTGATGATAAAATAAACACGGATAGCATGGCAATAAAAAACCCAATCCATCGATAGCCATC